GGTATCAGAGCCACCACCTATATTAATAATATAAAGAGTTTTCTCTTTAAAAGCAAGAATCCTATCTGCAAAAGCTTCTAGCCTAACAAATTCCTCTCCGTCGTTAACACCTATATCTAAAAAGTTAAACGGTGGGAATGTTTGAAATTTATTAAGTTGACTGTAGCGTATTTGGTCTCCCTTATTCTGTAAGTTGCCACCACCTGTTGTGTATTTCACATTAGCTACAAATACCCTACGATTTGTTACTACGCTTGTTTGATATTTTTCTCCAGTTGCTCCTATAGAATTAAATGCGCTATCGGGAGCATAGCCATTTATAGACTCATATGTTTCTATGCCAAGAGATTCATTAACAAAACTCGTTGAAAGGTAAGAATTAGAAGTCCCACCAATATTACTTTGCCAGTAAGTATAGTCACCATCAAGGCTAGATCGCGAACCCCCGGGGCTTGCACCTCCCTTAAAACTTATATCTCCAAACAATACCCAAGCATCATCACTATCTTTAATTTTACAATAAATTCTTCCCCCTACTATATTTAAGGGAAAGCCAGTTCCATCGTTATTCTCTACAAGGTAAACTGCACACGTTACTTTATCATTTGCGGCAACTGTCACATCCCCATCAATTTGCCTCATTAAAGATTCTTGATTTCCATCATATACAAAAGTTGTCGCAAACTCATAAGTGCCAGCTGACCATGCCCCTCCACTAGCAACTGTAAAATCAAGATTAAAACCACTTGCCAAGGGTGGATAAATATAATAAGCTGCGCTATCCGTCCACAATGAGCCACCAGCTGGCATAGTTAATTGCGTATTGCTAGCACGATTGGTGATTAACTCAGTATCTGCTCCACCTCTTACTCCCCAATAAGTTCCCTTATCCAGTTCGGTGTTAAAATCTTCAAACGCGTCTGAGTCAGCAGCAATAAGTGTAGTACTATTATTCCCAGAGCCTGCGGTTGTACCGCCCACTTGGTCTCCACAAATCCCTGCGGTTGGTGGGCTTAATTTTGTGTCATAAGATACCCAACCTGCATTATATGCGACCATAATTGGAGAGCCCCCAGAGCCTTGCCATTTATTCTCTGATTTTCTATAGTTATAACTCTTAATACTTGTAGATACATTAGCAAGATTGGTATCGCAAACAGTTACTGTCCCATCGGTTATGTGATATATAACTTGTGCTTGATTTTCTCCAGTATTTGCCGCCAAACTTATATCGTTAGTATCCCAAGCGACACCATCTAAAATATGGATTACAGCGTTGCCGCTACCATCATCAGCATCAGCAAGAAAAGTTCTTGTTGTAGCTTTATTTACACCCCCAGAGCTAAAATCAAACGAAGCTTGAAATAAGCCATACCCGGGTGGAGATGCAGTTATACTAGGAGCAACATAATCAGTAGTATTGTCTTCGAAATAACTACCATTTTTAATTAAACCGAACTCATCGAATATTACATTTTCAGCATAGGCTAATTCATTATCTGCAATAGACCTTGAATTGGTCTTAGTATTTAAGCCACCATCAAATCTTGTGTATGTTTTAAATTGCTTTGGCATTATTTTTTAATTTCAAAATGTACCAAATCGTCAAACTTATTATCTTTTGTTTGGGTGTCCATATCCCAATCTCCGCCCCATCTTATCTTCAACCCCATCTTAGAGGCTATCCCAAGAACGTATCCACCAAAATAGTGGAATCTATCCCTATCTTTCCAATCTATTGGGTACGGCGCAACATCCACAGCAACACTCGGGCTTTTATTATGTTTACCATTAGGGAACTTGACTTTACTATTGCCCCTATTAAACGCAGCATCTTGTTTTTCCTTTCCCCTATGGCCTTCAATAATTGTACAATCAAATCCCTTGACTACCTCATTGAAAAGTTCAACAAGTCTTTTATCACAAGTATTAAGTTTAGACCTGCTTTTTGTGCTAAATCTAGGCATCCTCTACCTTCTTTTTAAATTCGGCAAACCAGACATCATCAAGCTTATTCTTGGTTGATTTGACAAGTTTACCAACCATCTGCACAGCAATCTTCTTTAAGACTTTTTCACTGACCATTGTCTTAACTCCGGTCAAAACAAGTCCTCGTACAAATGGTATATAAAGAGCTCCACCAACTACGGCTACTCCTCCAACTACACTTGTCCAATTACTTTGAATCCATTCAATCATATTACTAACCTCATTATTAATGTTACTACTATTGGGATAACGAATACCATCGCTGCTCCCCAAGTTTTAATTATGGTAACGTTACTCTCATTCTTTTCAACTTTACCGTTAAGTTTTTCAAGGTGTCTATCAATTCTTTGCAACGATTTAAAAATACTTATCTGACGCTCATTGAGCTTGACCAGCATTGCTGTGGTTTCTGTTCTATATTCATTTACGTCTTTCATATCTCCTTACCATTTATTCTGCCTTTAAGATATGCTAAATCATCTGTAACATCATTAAGTTCACGAACAATATCTTCTCTGTGTCGCTGAGAAGTTTCATCAGAACGATTCCATCTATCAAGCATCTTCAATACTATACTTTCTACGTTATTCATTTTAGTTTCAGACTTGGCAATTGCCTGTCTAATCTTATCTAAATCTTCATTCTGCAGTTTCTGGCTTTTCATCAGATTCATAATCAGCATTACAAAAAGACTAACTATTACACCTATCGCACCATACTCGGCATATGTTTCAATCATCTAAAATCTTTCTCGTCATTTTCAATCCAACAATTATTAAAGCTCCCAAGGATACCCAATAATACATATCCTGTCTTATGCTGATAGCAATAATAATAGACTCAAGAAGCATAGCCGAGACTATGGCTTTGTCTAAAAAAGACTTATTGCTGTTCTTCTTCAGAAGACTCTTCATCTAAAGAGGCTTTTAAAGCATCAATAAATGCTTGTCTTCCAAACTGCAATTGCTGAAGATTAAATGTAGCTCCATCAATCTTCCTGTTTAAATCAGACAAATGCTGAACCATCAGCTTTTGGTCATCATTAAGTTCATCGGCGGAATATTCACTTCCGTCAATATTAAGAAAAGGCTCTTTTTCTTTTTTGTTTTGTTTTTTTGCCATTTCATTTCCTTTTGTTATCGTTTTAAACCTAATCTTTGCATTAGGCTTTTGTTTTCTTGTTCAAGTGTCTCTTTTTCAGACTCTAAATCTTGTATATGTTCTTGCTGTATAGATTGCATCTGTGATGACAACACTACAACTTCTTCATGTAAATCATTCAATGTTCTATCTATTTCTGCAAATTTCATCTGTGCCTGATACCATGCTCCAGTAACGAATGCCACCAATAATACCGCCTTGACGAGAAGGGCAACCGAAATATGTATCTGGCTGTCTGCACTAAGTCCTTTCGCCATGCGATATTCACCACTCACCTTTCACCATATCGGTATCTTTAAGTGGCTTACGTTTAAAAATGTCCTTTATAGGCACGATTATCGCCCAATAGAGATTTTTGAATAATGACTCGTTGGAATAGAATTGCGGTTCTCCATTATCATTGTAATAGACCTCTGCGAGGCGAGGGAGTTTCTTGCCCTCTTTAGTTTCGGTGACTAATCTGTAATTCCAGCTCATGGGTAATATTCACTTGTTATCATAATAATTAGCGACTACTGCAACTGACCCAATCAAAAGAGTAGTCCAAAAAAGGATGATTACAAATTCTAACATCTGCGTACTATACTACTCGCTTGCGTACAATACTACTCATCGCTTCAGAACCGCCGAATGCCAATCAACAGCTTTTCTAACATCGTCTGTACTTAATTCTAAGTTTCCGTCAAAATCAGCTTTCCAAACTTTTTTCTTTTTACCATCTTTGAATAAAACAACACTTGGAAAATTCCGCAGTCTTAATTTTCTTACTGTTTCTGGAACATTCTTTGATGGAAGTATCATCATCATGCATCCATGATAAGCACTATCACCATCTACGATGAACTCTCCTTGATAAAAATTCTGTTTACTATCATCTGACCATTCAGCAGTAAACCTCACAAGGTGAAATCCTTTATAGATTGCTCCGTAAAAATTTGCATCGTTTACAACTTGCTGTGCTGGTTGGCTAAAAGCCAATGTTAGTAATAGTAGCCACCTCATTGTACTGCAATCCTCAGGTCAATAACTTGTTGTTTTAGTTTCTCAATCTCTTCTTGTAACTCTTCAACCATTTCGTAAATCTCGTCTTGATTTTCACCTAAATTTCCAACTTGTTGCTTGTATTGTTCGTATGAGGGCGACCAATTATAATCACTAATTCCTTTACTTGGATATTCTTGAGAGAATAAAGATACAGGAACAGGCAATTCCTTCGCTTCTTGGATGTCGGCTTGTAGCATATACCACATTCCTACAAGTGAGGCTATACCCATCCCTGCTCCAATCATAGTCTGGATAGAAAGAGTAAATTTTGTGTCTGGTGAAAGTTCTTTACTACTCATGCGTTCTCCAGTGCTGTAACTTTTGCTGTAAGTTCTTGTATTGCTTTT